GAACTTCAAAACAAAGGTGCTTTGAGAGACATTTTCGAAGCGATAAGAGGTGAATGATGGGACACGGTATAAGAATTTATGAGCAGGCCACAAGCCTGTTGCCGCCGAGATCAGTTAGCTCGGCGCTGCCGGTCGTTTTCGGCACAGCACCATTAAATATGGGGAAGGCCGAAAATGTAAACAAGCCGGTTCTTTGTTATAGCTACGAAGACGCAGTTGAAGAATTTGGATATCTTGATGATTATGCGAACTATACCCTTTGCGAAATGATGTATGTGTATTTTGTAATGTATGGTTGCAAACCGGTTGTGTTTGTGAATGTGCTTGATCCGGCTACACACAAAACAGATGTTACAGATTCCGCCGTAACTCTTGCCGATGGCAAGGTTACGATACCCGAGACGGGGATACTTAAAGATACTATTGTTGTTAAAGATTCCGGCGGAACAACAACGTATGTGCTCAACACAGACTACACAGTAGCTTTTGATTCAGGCGGGTATATAGAAATCAAAAAAATAGACACCGGCTCAATAGCTTCCAATGATATTACAGTATCTTACTCGAAGCTGGATCCAAGTGCAGTAGTCAAGGATGATATTATCGGCGGCATTGATGCAACGACAGGGGACAAGACAGGCCTTGAGCTTGTATCGGAAGTTTTTACACGTTTCCGTATGGTGCCCGGATCTCTGCTTGCTCCTGGATGGTCTCACAATGTTGACGTTGCTGCGCTCATGGCGGCCAAAGCAGAAAACATAAACGGCTTGTTCAGGTGTGTTGCAATCGCAGACATCCAGGATGTTTCTGTTGAAAAATATTCCGATATCCCTGCTTTCAAACAGCAAAACAGCCTAATCGATGAGGATCTGTTGCTGTGCTGGCCGAAAACGTCGCTTGGAGAAAAGGATTTCTGGATGAGTACACAAGTTGCCGGAGTAATGGCATCAACTGATGCAGACAATGAAGACGTGCCTTATGTCTCTCCGTCAAACAAAAACTTTGTCATGGACAGAGCGATATATAACGGCCAGGAGGTATGGCTTACAAATGACGAAGCTACCTACCTGAATGAAAACGGCATTGTTACAGCGCTGAATTTTATGAACGGTTGGGTATGCTGGGGAAACAGAACGGCTGCTTACCCGGACATAACCGATGTGAAGGATACTTTCATCCCGATCAGAAGGATGTTCTCGTGGATAGGCAACACAATCGTACTGACTTATTGGCAAAGAGTTGATTTTCCCATCAGGCGCCGTTTTATAGCAACAATTGTTGATAGTATTCAGTTTTGGCTTAACGGGCTTGCGTCCAGGGAAATCATACTCGGCGGGCGAATATCTTTCCTTGAAGAGGAAAACCCGGTGACTGACATAATGAACGGTATTATACGGTTTCATTTGCACGTTACACCGCCCAGTCCTGCAGAAGATATAAGATTTATACTCGAATACGACCCTGAATATCTTCAGGCTCTGTTCGGTTAAGGGGTGAGATATGCAAGAAAGAATAACAGGCTTTAAAGCCTACAATGACAATAAAGAGTTGCTGGGGGTTGTTGATGTAGCACCCCCCAGCATTGAGGCCATGACAGACACTGTTTCAGGCGCAGGAGTCGCCGGAGAAATAGACAGCCCAACTGCCGGCCTGACTGGGTCAATGACACTCGGCATGACGTGGAGAACTGTTGAAAAACAAGCTGAGGCGCTGAATGCTCCAAAGCTGCACGAGTTGGATATCCGAGGCTCAATACAAAAGTTTGATAAAGCATCCGGTCAATATGTGCACATACCTTTAAGATATTTCATAAAAGGGACGCCCAAATCTATCGACGGCGGCAAGCTTGAAACATCTGCCGCTATGGATATTTCCCAGGAGTGGGAACTTATCTATTTTAAAAAAGAGCTGGGCGGAAAAGAGCAGATAGAGATCGATAAATTTAACTACATCTATAAAGTAAACGGGACTGACTATCTTGCAGAAGTAAGAAAAAACCTCGGCATGGAGTAACGTATGGAAAAAATAACTTTGAAATACCCGGTCAAAAACGGTGACACAGAAATCACAGAAGTATCTATCCGCAGACCGAAAGTGAAAGATACGATGAAGCCGGATTTTATCACTGAGTCAGAGTATGAGGTCAAGATGGTCTCAAATGTCACGAGTCTTCCTGAAGATGTTATCCAGGAAATGGATCTTGCAGATTACGCTGAAATACAGGAGAAAATTACAAATTTTTTGCCGGAGAAGCTGCGGATTATGAGACAGTAATGGCTCTTAGCCTCAACACAAACACTTCCCTTGAATATTTTCTGAATATTGAAACAAGGGAATTCAGTGAGTGGATTAAGGCTTATAATAAAGCAGCAAAGTCATGAATCACGGAAAACCATAAAGACAGGACCGGCAACCCATATATAAAAATGGTGTTGCCGTAGTCCATTTTAGATAATCAGAGAGGAGCTAACGTTTATGATGAAAGAAGGTTTTAATTTTACCATTGGTGCAGCCCTCGGATCGTCTTTTACAAATAGCATAGGCGGCGCAACCAAAAAAATAAATAAAATGAGATCCTCTCTTGATAATCTGAATACAATGAAAACAAAGATAGAAAGCATACCGAAAATCGAAAAAAACCTTACATCTCTCAGCTCAGAACTAAGTGAAGCAAAACAAAAAGCCCAGAATTTGGGCAAGACATTGAACAACCCACGGCCTACTCAGGCACTTGTAAACAGATTTGATAAAGCAGAATCAAGGGTATCTCAGCTTAAAGAGCAATTTGAATCAAACAGACAAACTCTTAATCAGTATCAAAAAGATTTGAGAGGAGCTGAGAACAGGTTTGAAAAAATAAGCAAGACAATAGCACAAACAAACGTGCCTACAAAGGCAATGCAGCAGGAATACAAAGAAGCGTCACGAGCTGTGGATACTTTAAGAAAGCGGGTTGTAAAGCAAGAAGCTACTTTCAACAAGAATGCAGCCGAACTGGACAGAAACGAAAAGAAGATGAACGCCCTGCGTGAGGCTATGAAAAAGTCAAGAAAGCCTACGGCAAAAATGCAGAAGGATTATGAAAAAGCAGTAAATAAAGTAAACAAGCTGACTAATGAATATAGCCAGCAAGAGAATGAGCTAAAAAAATATAAAAGAGAGCTGAGCGAATCAGGGGTAAATGTAAACGATCTTGCCAGCGAACATACAAAATTGGCCAAAAAAATAGAAACAACAAGCAGCAAACTGAAACGTATGAATCAAATAAATGACGGTATGAAATCAGCTGACGATCGTATGCAGCATTACAAGTCAAAAATGATGGGGGTTGTGGCACGGACGGCCGCTATGGGTAGTGTAATAGCCGCGGGCCAGCAAGTGAGAAAAGCACAAGGTGAGCTTGCAACTCTGGGAGTGTCAGAAAAAGGTATCGGTCAGATAACCCAGCAGGCCAAAAAATTTACAAACCAATTTGCCGGCACAACGGCACCTAAATTTATAAAAGCAAGCTATGACATCCGTTCAGGTATTGAAAATATATCAGAAGCCGGTGTAGCTGAATACACAAAAATGGCTGCTATGACTGCTGCTGCAACAAAGTCAAGTGTCGGGACAATGACAGATTTGATGGCCACCGGTTACGGTATTTTTCGTGACCAATATGAGCAGATGGGCTCTGAAGTTATAGAAGGTTTTGAGAATATGAGCCAGAAGGAAAAAGATATAAAATTCGGGGAATATCTGAGTGCAGGGATAGCAATATCTGTACAAAAATTTAAAACGGATGGTAGCAAAATATCGCAGGCATTAAGAAATCTTGGTGCAACTGCAACAAAAGCAGGCTATAGCATGCAAGATCAACTTGCTGTTATCGGAAAGTTGAGTCAAACAATGGAAGGATCTGAAGCTGCAACGAAATTTAAGGCATTTATAGATGCATCACAAGAGGCTGGAGAAAAGTTGAATCTCAACTTTACCGACGCAAACGGGGAATTGCTAAGAGTACCCGAGATATTGGAAAAGATTAAAGAGAAATACGGCGGTTCTGTAGACGCGATAGAGAAGACAGAACTGAAAAAAGCATTTGGGACCCAGGAAGCCGTCGCAATGATAGATCTGCTTATCGGGAAAACAGAGGAACTTGAAGAAGCCTCCCTGGCTGTGGGGAAATCGGCAGGCAAAGGGCTTAGTGTAACCGAGAAAATGGCTATGGCCGCCCAGAGAGGGAAAGAGTTTGAGCTTTTAGGGCAGCAGATATTTAATCTTGGGTCAACCATTTCTAAGATATTTATGCCGGCAGCCTTAAAGATAGCCGGAGCTATAGGTGTTGTTACAACAGGAATGCAGGGCTTTATCGACACATTTCCTACAATATCGTCTGGATTGGGCTGGGTCGTAGGCGGTTTTGTAAGTATGGGAATAATAGTACCTACGGTTGGTTTTGCTATGGCAGCGCTTGCAAGTGGATATTTGCGGTTTGCAAAAGTGATGCAGCTTGTCGGCATAAGATTGCCGGTCACAAGAGCAGGATTCAAAAGTCTTACAAGTGTGCTATCCATTGCATCGATCAAAACCGGGCTGTTGACTCTAAAAACAAAAGCACTATCAGCTGCAACGATGGCTGTCACCGGAGTTACGAAAGCATGGACTGTTGCTCAAAGACTTCTTAACGTAGCATTTGTTTCCAGCCCTATTGGCTGGATTGTTGCAGGCATAACAGCGGTGGCTGCAGGCGCATATCTTGTGATAAAAAACTGGAAATCTATAACCGGCTTTTTTGGTAAAATGTGGTCTTTCGTGAAAAACATATTCACCGAATGGAAAAGAAGTTTTTTGAGCCTTTTTTCTCCTATTCTTATTATTGATAAACTAAAAACTCTGGGCTCACTCTTGTTACGCTTTAATCCACTCAAAATGATGGTTGATAAAATCATGGGTTTTTTAAAAGGAACGAGCCTATACAAAGCTGGCGCAAAACTTGTGGGAACGCTTGTTTCCGGAATAAAATCAAAAGTGATGGCACCGGTGGAAGGTGTCAAAAAAATGCTCTCAAAAGTGAGAGATTTTCTCCCCTTTTCTGATGCCAAGAAAGGACCGCTTTCCGATCTGACAAAATCGGGCTCAAGGATACCAGGGACTCTTGCAGAAGGTGTCAATAAAGGAGAAAAAGGGCTTGCATCAGTTTTCAAAAAAAGCCTTTCTATGTTAAAACTCCCCGCCCCTGTGGCCAATGTGTTTAATGAAAACACACCGCCATCGGTATCGGTGAACACTCCCCAGACAGCCGCCCAGCAAAAACAGATCCATATTACTTACAGCCCTACTATTCACTACAACGGCCCTGCATCAGACAAAAACAGTGTACAACAAGGAATTCAGGAAGCTCTGAGACTTGACAAATCAACTCTGAAAAAACTCCTGAGCGATATTGAGTCAGACACAGCGAGGGTTTCTTATGCGTGAATACATGACTGTGCAGGGTGACTGCTGGGATAGTATATCAAAAAAGTTTTACGGCACAGAGAAGCTTATACATAAACTTCTATTTGCAAATCCGGCGGAATCCCATGTTGCAATTTTTTCAGCCGGCACAAAGCTGAATATCCCTGAAATCAATGTGGATACTCATGTGAAAAATCTACCACCCTGGAGACGTACATGAGAAGAGCAGAGCTTGTGCTGGAATATGAAAGCAAAGATATTTCTGCAGACATAGCGCCTATGCTAAGCAACTTTACTTTTACAGATAACGCATCAGGCACTGCAGATGATGTACAAATACAGGTTCACGATGCAGCTGAGCTGTGGCATAAAGACTGGTTCCCGTCAAAAGGGGCAAAAATAAGGGTAGGCTTAATGTGTCGAAAGTGGAATCAGGGCGAAGATGTGAGTGTGAATTTCGGTGTGTTCACGATCGATGAGGTTACCGCTTCAGGTCCTCCGGACACATTTTCAATTAAAGCTATATCGGCATTTATTGATACAAGTATCAGGAATGAAAAAAAGAGCAGAGCTTATGAGCAGTTTAGCTTGCGTGATATTGTCAGCTATGTTGCTGACAAACACGGTTTTGCTCTTTTTTTTGATTCTGATATCAATCCGCAGATAGAAAGAGCCGATCAGGCAGAAGAAAGTGATCTTGCTTTTTTACAGCGCATATGTACATCCCACGGTGTAAAACTGAAAGTTACAGATAGGAAGATAGCAGTCTATAATGCAGCAAAATATGACAGTAAAGATCCGGTGATGTCTATCAGTAAATGGAAACATGCAAAAACATGGAGTTTTACAGCAAAAGCTTATGATATCTATAAAGCATGCAGCGTAAACTATTGGGACGCCAAAGAGAAAAAACAAAAATCATATACTTTTACTCCGGATAACGCTCCGGAAACCGGCCATATTCTAAAAATAAATGAACGTGTTGAATCACCCGCAAAGGCAGAGCAAAGAGCGAAGAACGAATTGAGGAAAAAGAACAAAGAAGAGGTCTCGGCATCAATAGATGTCATGGGAACCCCACAGCTGGCGGCAGGCTCAAATGTGAAGCTTGATAGTTTCGGAGTTTTTTCCGGAAAATATATGATTGAAAGTTGTACTCATTCCCTGGGCGGAAATGGTTATACAACATCACTCACATTAAAAAAAGTGTTGGGGTATTAGATGAATAAAATGTACGAGCTTGAAATGATTATTAAGCGGATGATCAGAGTCGGCAAGGTAATAAATACATATCCTGACCGCGCAACGGTGAGGGTAGAGCTGCCTGATGCTGATGACGTTATTTCTTCAGAACTGCCGGTACTCTATGCCAAGACTCACAGAGATAAAAATTATTTCATGCCGGATATTGATGAACATGTTTTGTGCATGTTTTTGCCTTCCGGGCTTGAGCAGGGTTTTGTTATAGGCTCATTCTATTCTGCCGGTGATGCTGTGCCGGTGTCAAGCCAGGATAAAAAACATATAACTTTTGATGATGGTACCTGGATTGAATACGACCGGGCGGCTAATCATTTGCAGGCTCACACTGAAGGGGATATTACTGTAAAAAACAAAGGCAACGTTCTTGTTGACTCAAAGGGAGATGTCACAGTGAGAAGTCCTTCAAAGGTTCTTGTAGATTGTCCTTATTCTGAGTTTACCGGCAAAGTTACAGTTAACGGTTTATTTACATACAAAGCCGGCATGCTTGGCAGCGGCGGGGCTCTCACGGGTGCCGGCGGCGCAAGTGTCCAGGCTAAAATTACCGGCAGACTGCAGGCAACCGAGATAAATAATGATAACGGGCTTGAATATGATTCGCACGTACACGGTGACGTTCAGCCCGGAAGCGGTACAAGTGGAGGTCCTCAGTGATAGGCTCTTACGGTGATGTTGTTTTTAACGTATCGGCTGAGCAGGTAAAAACATTCGGAGATTTCAGCCGTGAGACAAGAATAAAATTTGCAAAGCATGAAATATATAACGGTAAACCTGTGCTGCAGCATACAGGAGCTGAAAACTGCACAGTAAGCATGAGCATACAGTTGAAAGCCTCACTGGGCGTAAACCCAAAACAAGAAATTGACAAACTAAAACAACTGGCTGACGCCGGAGAAGAGAAACCCCTGGTCATAGGTGAGGAAATACTTGGAAAATATGTCCTGGAAAGTATTTCTGAAAAACGGGAGCATATAGATAACCGGGGAAACATTATAAATGCAAGCGTTACAATAAAACTGACAGAGTATGTTGACTATGAAAAGCAATGATTTTGAAGTATCTACACTGCATTTAGACGAAGTAGTTTTTTTTCCTGAAGGACATAGGGAGATATTCCAAAATATAGCCATGATACTGTCAACAATTAAGGGCAGTCTGCCTCTTGACAGGGATTTCGGGATATCTGCCATATTTCTTGATGCACCTACAGAAAGGGCAAAAGCGCTCTTGAGGTCTGAAATCATCGATGCTGTCCAAAAATATGAACCGAGAGCAGAAATAATATCAGTAAAATTCAGCGGTGATATAAACGGTAAAATATATCCAACCGCGCGCGTGAGGGTGAAAGATGGATATTAGTATTCTTGAAGACATAAAGTTTGTAGAAACTGATCCTGCACAAGTAGAGCAGGAGATAATAAATGCATTTGAAAATATTTCCGGAAAAACACTTTACGCAGGTGATCCTGTAAGATTATTTCTTGAAGGTCTCGCGTATGTTATCTCTCAGCAAAGATTCCTAATAGATAAAGCTGCTAAGAGCAATCTATTGGCATATGCATCCGGAAACAATCTTGATCATATTGGCGCTTTACTGGATGTTGTACGTTTAGAACCATCATATGCAACAGTGGATGTGCAATTCAACAAGAACCAGGATTACAGCGGACAGGTAACTATACCGCTCGGAACCAGAGTAACCCCTGATAACAAAATATATTTCAAAACAATTAAAGAAAAAATAATTGAAACCGGAGAGACGAACGTAACAGTAAAATGCATATGTACCACCGCCGGCCAGGCAGGCAATGGATTTACTGCAGGACAAATAACAACTATTGTGGACCCTGTTGGATATATAGAATCTGTAACAAATACCTCAACATCTTTTGGAGGAGCAGACTCTGAAACTGATGAGCACTTCAGGAGTCGTATACAGATAGCCCCGGAAAAATTCAGCACAGCAGGTCCAGCAGGTGCATATGAATACTGGGCAAAAACAGCACATCCAGATATAGCTGATGTTTATGTGAGCAGTCCCAGTCCGGGTGTCGTGGATGTATATCCGCTTATGAAGAACGGCGGATTGCCGGACGCTGCCGTTATCCAGGATGTGGAGGATATTCTTACAACTGAAAAAAAACGGCCGCTTACCGATTCCGTATCTGTATATCAGCCGCAGCAGGTTAACTACACTATCGATATCGTGTACTATATCAATAATTCTGATGCATCAGTTTCAAGCAAGATACAGCAGAGAGTGCAGGAGGGCGTTAAAAATTTTACAGATTGGACAAAAGAGAAACTCGGCAGAGATATAAATCCATCAGAACTAATAAGAGTTATCCAGAACGCAGGCGCCAAAAGAGTTGTAGTGAACAGCCCATCCTACACTGAGGTTGCTGGATCGTCTGTAGCTATAGCAGCAACAAGCACAATAACTTACGGCGGGCTTGAAGATGAGTAAAAAATATACTGATATATCGCTGAAAAATATACTGCCTGAAAATCTGATCAAAGACAGTAATATATCAAAAATTATTGAATCTGTGGATCCGCGAATCCTTGAGGCGGCAGGGCTCATCAATAACGCTGAAATATTCTCTTTGTTAGATCAGCAAAGTGAACAGATACTTGACCTACTTGGCTGGCAATTTCATGTGACACGCTTTGAAGGATGGTCCGAAAACCTTGATATTTCACAAAAAGCTGAGCTCATCAGAAATGCGATACTCTTACATCGCTACAAAGGAACTCCATGGTCCGTTAAAAAAGCATTTGATATAATAGGTATAGAAGCAACAATTAAAGAATGGTTCCAGGATGGAGGATCCGGAGAGCCATATACTTTTAATATCTTTTTAAAAATAGCAGAAGATATTGAACATCTTTATAATGCACTGGGCATAATAGATCAAATGAAAAACGTTAGAAGCAAGTATTATGTTGATTTTGATCTGCTGTCAGAAACAAAGATGACAATACAATCTGGTATACTGAACGATATTGAGCCTGAGAAAGCTTTCTCGCTTGAGAAAGCTGTTTCTTTTTATACGCCTATCGGGAAAATATTCAACATTGATACAGAGGATTCTTTTGCAATAGAAAGCAATACAGCTGCATCTTTTAAAAGTGCCGGAATTTTTTCTCAGGAAATCGATAAAGCTGATTTGGAAATAGAAAGATCTGCAACAAAATACATAGGAGCACAGGGTATCATAAATTTTTATATATAAAAGGAGGCACAAATGTCAGTAACAGGATTGCCCACCAGTCAGGGCATTGATATTCTCACAAGCAATCTGCGTGAGAATGTAACAAAATTTTGCTTGTTTGGTACAGATACATCATCAGGTACTGTTTCATGGGATGAAAACTCAGATCTTACATCACTTTCTACCTATCTTCTTGGAAAATTTGATATTGCACGTGCATTTTTTGACGATAACGGTACACTGACTTTCGAATGTCCTATCCCATACGATTTTCAAAATACAAAATGGGTGGGTGCAGCCGGAATAATACACGTTGATGCAAATTTATCTGAAACACTCGTGGCCATAAGCCCTATGCCAAAATTTCAAAAAACAGCTGGTATAGGTGGCACTATACGTTTCAAAGTGCCGATAGCAGGTGCGGCCGGCGATCTGATTTTTGAACAGATGCCATATGTATCAAAGCAAGAGTTAGACACAGTGTTAAACGAGATATTTTCAGGTATGTCTCTCTCTCTGGATGAGGCTTCAGTTGCAAACAAAGAGATACTGAAAACGCTTGATCAGAGAAATCAAACAGGCATTGCAACAATATATAACAGAGGTGTTGTGAAAGGCTGTGTTGCTTCTAAAAGTGCAGACTCAACAAGAAATATCTCACTCTCTTCCGGGCTGGTCTATATGCATGGCAGGTTAATTGCAGTGCCGGAACTGATTAACACTGCAAATGTCCCGCCTAACACAGGTAGTGTAGCCAAAGATTCTTATTTGTTCCTGTGGGAAGATATCAATGGTGATATACAGGTTGACTGCACAACGCTCGATACTCAGCCCCCGGAAAACAGCATAACACTCTACAGGATAAATGTTCCTGCCGGTTCAACAGAGGCTACTGATCCGTATATAGGAAATTGCACACTGAATGATGTCAGAGTGCTTGAACCAAAATATCCGACACTGCTTGCAAATGCACCGCTTATCTATGTACCTCTTGAATTCGATCTGCTCGATGATGAATACCTTGTGCAACTTGATATTCTCGATTTTGAAGGCGGAGGTTTTCAGCTCGGATATTGTTACGTAGGGGACAGAGCCAGCAACGGATTTAGCATATATCTAAACGGCACAGCGGATAAGGTGCGTGTGCGCTACAACGTATTAAAAAACAAGTTATAAGGAGGTATTTACATGAACTTTGAATACAAAGGAAAACAAGACGCAGAATATTCTGCATGTACCGTCGATGCCGATGTTGTAACTATCGGAGGGGAAACTTTTGATCTCGGGAGTCTTCAGACAGACGAACAAAAAATAATCGATGTCAAAGAAAACTCCAGGTACTTGGCAAACATTTTCATCCCGCCGGCAGAATATGACTACATCGAAACCGGTGAGACAGATATAGACGGGAACAAGATTTTTGAAAAAACCAGAAAACCGGTTAACCAAGAAAAAGTTAAAATAATTCTATGGGAAAAGAAGCCAATAAATAATAACACAGAAGGAGGAATATAATATGCCAACAATTTTTACAAAAGACACATTGCGTGCATCAGTCGAAGCTGCTACAGGTGGCAAAGTAACAGTGCTGTATGACGATAAAGGCTATCCGTCATTTATGCATGTAATCCCGAAGTTCAACAACGAGGATATTGATCCATCGCTTGGAACAGGTGTATTCCCCGGGTTTGTTGTCGGTGGAGTGGAAAAGAGCGAGCTTTTTATCGCCCAGCAGCTTGCCTCAGTTCAGGACGGACGCGCTGTTTCTCTGCCTGGCATGGACCCGGCAAATTATGTCACTTATGATGATGCAAACAATTATTGCAAAAACAAAGGCGCAGGCTGGCACTTGATGACAAATTGGGAATGGGCTGCAGTTGCTCTGTATTGCCTCAAAAATGGTTTTCAGCCGCGGGGTAATACGGATTATGGGCGTAGTCATGAACTCACTTATGAGACTGCAGTAAGACAGGACGGCCTTGCGCCAGGCGCCGCCGGCACAGCAAGAACACTTTCCGGATCAGGCCCCGCCAGCTGGAGACATAACGATGATTTCACAGGTATTGCTGATTTAGTGGGGAATGTCTGGGAGTGGATAGGAGGCTTGAAGCTTGTTGACGGTCAAATTATCATGCCAAATGACAACAATTACGCCCTCGATGAGGTTAATTGGACATCTCAAGGTTACTTTTTTGATGCGTCAGCTGCCGGTGACGGGACAGGAGATGACGCTGACCCGATCTTAAACAATCAGGTTACTACACCAATGACACCTGACAGCTATGCCCACATTCCTAACTGGAAAGATTTGACAATCGATGCAGCTATTACAGTCCCTAAGATTTTACTACAGGCGTGCATAGCACCCTATGATATAACAAATCCAAAAGGTGGGTTATGGATGAGAAACTATGGAGAGCGCCTGCCGCTCCGTGGCGGTGACTGGAGCAGTGCGTCCCTTGCGGGTCTGTTTGCCTTGTTCTTGTTCAACGAGCGTTCGCACTCGTACAGCAATCTCGGGTTTCGGCCAGCTTTTGTTGGATAAACTGATTACTGTACACTGATTGCGGGGCATTAGCCCCGCAATTGTTGCCTTATTCTCTATGGAGGGGAAATTGGAAGTCTTTAAAATGAAAGAAAAATGTATTGATATGATCCAATATGGATATATAGCCTTGCAACAGTTTCCTAAGTCAGAAAAATTTACATTGGCTGCAGATATAAAAAGATATATGTATTCTTTGCTTGAGAATATTGTAAAGCTTGCAAATTTAAGAGATAAAAAAAGAATTTTAAAAAATATAGATATATGCCTTGAAATGCTCAAAACATTCATACGCCTTGCACGAGATCTGAAATTTTTGAGCATCAAAAAGTACGAAATTATTTCAAGACATATTGTTGAGCTTGGCAAAATGAACGGTGGATACTGGAAAAGTCTAAAGGGATAAAGCTGTAAAGTGTGCCGATCCGTGGCGGTAACTGGAACAATGCGTCCAATGCGGGTCTGTTTGCCTTGAACTTGAACAACGAGCGTTCGAACTCGAACAGCAATATCGGGTTTCGGCCAGCTTTCATTAAAAGCTTGATATTGCAGACTCATGGGTTTGCAATCTATGCAAAAATAAAAGGAGCTTTATTCCTTCCTGTTACAGGAAAATATATACACACCTGGATGGTTAGTAAGCTAAATATGGCTGAAAGTGATCCGGGTTATTTTTACCAGGAGTTTTTATGCCAAAAACAGCAAATAACATCTGGGATGAGGTTGTTGATTTTGAGAATCTATATTTTGCTTATCTTGCTGCAAGGAAATGTAAAAGATTTGCAAAAGACGTTATGGAATATTCTGAAAGACTTGAAGAAAATCTTATTAATACACAGAACCATTTAATATGGAAAAGCTGGACTCCTCACCGCTGGAAAGAATTTTATGTACATGACCCTAAAACAAGGTTAATCCAAGCTCCCCAGTTTAGAGACAGGGTTGTTCATCATGCTCTTGTTAGAGTTGTCGAGCCATATTTTGAAAAGAAATTTATCTATGATTCTTATGCCTGCAGAGTCAACAAAGGTACCCATGCTGCAATGCAAAGATTAAAACATTTCTTACAAATAGCAAGCAGACAACATTCAAAACCGTATGTGTTGAAGTGTGATATAAGAAAATATTTCCCGTCTATTGATCATTATGCTTTGAAACAAATAATACGGAGAACAATAAAAGACAAAGATATTCTCTGGCTTCTGGATTCAATTATTGATCAGGAACCCAGCGGCAAGGGGTTGCCTATAGGTTCGTTGACAAGTCAGCTTATGGCAAATGTAAATCTTGATGTTTTAGATCATTATTGTAAAGACGAGCATGGTATCAAGTTTTATGTACGCTATATGGATGATTTTATTATAATTCATCATGATAAAGAATATCTAAAATTTTTACTGGATGACTTAGGGTGGTTTTTGACAACAAACTTAGGCTTAAGCCTTAATTCTAAAACCCAAATTTTCCCTTACAATCAGGGTATAAATTTTTGCGGTTATCGTATTTGGCCAACACATGTATTGCCGAGAAAGAGAACAATCAGGAAAGCAAAAAACCGGTTCAGAAAATTTAGTAAACTTTATTGTGCCGGCAATATGTCGCTTGAAGATATAAAACCCTCTCTTATGAGTTTCCTGGGATATGCAAAACATTGCAATTCTTACAACACAGTATCTTCAATATTCGAAAATCTTGTGTTCAAAAGATGACAAATTATCCCCCAGGGGGCTAATAGGGGGCTAAAAATTTCAGCCCCTTTTTTTACTTTTCCTGTAAATAACTGTGAAAATGGATTTTTAGAAATGCGCCCGGCACGATTCGAACGTGCGACCTACGGATTAGAAGTGCGATATTAGCGAACTTATCTCTGTTTGTCAATTTTTTTATTTAAAGATATCTTTCAGTGAAATATAAAGAAAATTGATTTTTACAAAATATTCGGTTACCCTTTAATACCCTGCTTTTTTCGCATCAGGGGGCTAATAGGGGGCTAAAAATTGTACAAGAAAACTAACCTACCCGGAGTGTTTTATTACCCGTCCAGAGTAAGAAAACACAAAGGTAAACCAGACAAGTGTTACTATATCAGATATTCAAGAAATGGCAAGAAAACAAGGGAGAAGATAGGCTGGCAAAGTGAGGGATTTTCTGCACACTTAGCAAGTCAGATACGTGCTGAACGTATCTCCGGACACTATAAAGAAAAACAAAGCTTAACCGTAGAGGAAGCTGTAAAGAAGTATATAAATGCTGTCAAGGCAAATAAAGCCAGCTGGAAAGATGATCAGCATCGATTAAAGCCTTTTTTAGATGATTATGGCCAGAGTCAAATCAATGATATAACTCCAGGGGATATTGAATCATATATAAATAGGATAAAAAAAGGCAACAGAAAACCTGCAACAGTAAAGCAATATCTGCAAGTTGTCAGGAGACTGTTTAATTACCTCAACGAGCAAGAGCTTTTTGACAAACAAAACCCAGCAGCTCGGGTAAAGGTCTCTGTGCCAGATAACACAGTTGTTGAAGCATTGACCCCTGAAGAATGTGAGAGGCTGCAGGATGTCTGTTTAAACAGCGAGATAAGATATAACGGCGGATATGTTATCCTTTTTGCTTTATACACAGGTTTGAGGGCGTCAAGTCTTTTTCGGCTAAAATGGGAAGACGTGGATTTAAAAAAGAAATCCATCAGGCTTAAAAAAACAAAAAATCGAAGGCAGGCAACTATCTTACTTTCTGATTTGGCTGTGGATCTCCTGGAATCTCTCGATCATAATGATGAATATGTGTTTCCATCTCCTTTTGGCGGGCAAAGAAAAGATATAAGACGAGTGTGGAAAAAAGTAAAAAGAGAAGCCGAAATTCGCCCTCACATCCGTTTTCATGATCTCCGGCATACGTTTGCTACCATGCTCGCCGAAAAGGGCGTAGATTTGGATGTAATCAGTCGTATGCTTACCCACAGCAGCATTGTTGTCACTCAAAAATATGCACATATTAGAGATAAGCGTCTTAAAAAAGCTACCGGTGAAATAGATAATATTTTCAGATCCGATGATCCAGAACAAAATTAAATAAAAAACCGTTTACAGGATAACAATACAGAGCAATAAAATCTTTCCGGAAAGCCTGGCCACGAGCTGGATCCAAAGCCAGGCTAAGCACCAACATAACAACCTACCATAATATATAATAAAGAAGCTCTCAGGCGGGCACACAAGCATAGAAAAACAAATGAGGTATAAATATAGATGTGCCTGGTGTACATTGTGCTTAAGGCTCTGTAAAGGACTGTTGCCCTGCATTAGCCGCTTGCTCCATACTTGGATGACAGGCACACATTAATTGTTTCTAAACAGCTACAGGCGCAGGTGTATCCCCCGCTCCCCCTACGAAGGGAAGCAACGGTTATATAGGAAAACAAACAAAAGACTTCTTACGGTTTATTCTAACCTCAATTATAGGTTCTTTCAGAAGAAAAACGCTTTACGGAGCGCAAGCCCGC